ATTCACAAATGAAGTTTGGATGACTAGAAAAGATGGTGAAGAATATGCTAAAAGAAATAAGTTTTCAAAAAAACAAGAATGGAAAGTTCTTTGGTATGATAAAAAATATAAGATATGACAACTAAATTAACTCCACATTTTACATTGGAAGAAATGACTTTCTCAGCTACTGCTAAGAAGTTTAACATTTTAAATGAGCCTACAGCACCACAAATAGAAAATCTTAAATACCTATGCTCAGAAATCCTTGAGCCTTTAAGGTCTTATTATGAGGATAAAGGCATTAGGGTAACATCAGGATTTAGAAGTCCTACGTTATCAGAAAAAATTGGTAGCTCTAAGAACAGCCAACATTGTCAAGGTCAAGCCTGTGATTTTACAATTCCAGGATTTGACAATAGGAATGTTGCTTCACACATTAAAAACAATTTCATTTTCGATCAACTGATATTAGAATATTATGATGAGAACGATCCTCTCAAGGGATGGATTCATGTTTCCATAGTACAAGGAGATGGCAATCGTAGAGAAGCATTGACTAAAGACAGAGAGGGATATAAAGTTTGGAAATAGTATGGCAAGAACACCTGCATGGCAACGTAAAGAAGGTAAATCTAAATCTGGCGGTTTAAACGCTAGAGGTAGAGCTTCTTATAATAGATCAACAGGAGGAAACTTAAGACCACCTGTTACGACTAAGCCAAGCAGATTAAAGAAAGGTTCTAGTGCATACAATAGAAGAAAAAGTTTTTGTTCTAGGATGCAAGGTATGAAAAGAAGATTAACATCTGCTAAGACAGCCAATGATCCTAATTCAAGAATAAACAAAGCACTCCGTAAATGGAATTGCTAAAACAATAAAAGGAGAAAACTATGCCAATGGTAGGAAAAAAGAAGTTCGCATATACTAAGAAAGGCAAAGCTGCCGCTAAAAAATATGCAAAGAAATCTGGTAAAAAGATGAAATCTAAATACTAATGTTAACAAACATAATTGCAAAACTAACAGGAGAAATAATTGTGCCACTAACAAAAAAAGGTAAGAAGATGATGAGTTCTATGAAGAAACAATATGGAACTAAAAAAGGCGAATCAGTATTCTATGCTACTGTTCGTAAGAAAAAATTAAAAGGTATGGAGAGGAAGAAAAAGAAATGAAGAAAGGTTATCACAAAACAAAATCTGGCAAGATGGCTAAAAAAGGTTTGTACTACAACATCAATCAACGAAAGAAGAAAGGTGTAAGTAGGAGCAAAAGTAAATCTACAATTTCATCTAAGGCATATAGCCGTATGAAAAGTGGATTTAAAAAAAGTTAGGCGTAGCTTTCTAAAAAGGCTGGGATAGATGGTGGGTAAAAAGAAAACTTGGACTAAGAAAAAACTTAATCTCAAGATAGGCTACTGCTCTGTCTGTAATAAAATTCATTATAATACTTCTAGTGGTTGGATCATAAATGCTGAGAAAAAGGTATTTTGTGAAGACCACAAAGAAGATTCAATTAGCTGCTTTGATAAATACTTACAACCAAAGACACAAACTAAATCAGTAATGGATTGGTAGATTCAATTCTTTCTTTAGCTATCTTAAAATATTCTTGATCTAATTCTATACCAATAAAATCTCTATTTAAGTTCTTACAAGCAACACCTGTACTACCTGAACCCATAGTAAAATCTAATACTGTATCGTTTTCATTGGTGTAAGTTTTAATAAGGTATTCTAACAAAGCTATTGGCTTTTGTGTTGGGTGTATTTTTTCTTTATCAGGTGCAAATTGTATAATAGTTCTTGGTTTTCTTGTTCCAAGATTATTTGTTACAACTTGTTCTATTTTTGATCGTACAGTAGAATTTTCTTTTTCTGTTTTTTGTTTTCCACTTTTTTGTTTATAAGGTAATCCTTTTGTTTCTTGTGGGTTATATATCATAGGTTTATTTTTTGAATATGATGTTGGTGCATTACCAAATACAGAAATAATTTCATGTACTTTTAATGGTTGATAATTTGCTACAAGAAAATTAGCACCATTAGGTTTTTCCCATATCCAATCATATTTAAACCAATCAGTATTAGATAACCTTAAGTTAGAACTAAAAGGTTCTGTTCCAAATAAAATAATAGCACTTTCATTTTTAATTATTCTTTTTAATTCAAACCACATTTTATCTAGTGGAATAACACTATCCCATTTGCAAGGTGTAGTTCCATAAGGTGGGTCAGTAAGTATAAGATCAATAGACTTATTAGGTATGCTTGGTAATACCTTTAAGCAATCATCATTAAATAATTTCATAGTTTGTTTTTAAGTGGGTTCAGTATCAGGCACAAAGGCTTTCGTAAGCCAACCCACATTTAATATTAGGTAGCAATCAGGGAGTTACTGCTTACAGCATTGATTGCCACCAAACATTAACTAGACCAAAACTTCTTAGCTTTTTCTAAGTAAGTAGGATCTAAATCGTTCTTCCAAAAATAATGGCTAAAATCAGGCTGAATGTAGTCTTTAATTACTTTAGGATCATTACTAATCTTAAGTAAATTCTGCCTTACCAAACATTTTTGTCTAAAAGATTCTAATCTTGACATAATCTTTTCAGGCTGTAGGTCCTCACAATTATCCTTATGATAGACCTTAAATTCCTTTTCATTAATGTAGCAAACATAAATGGGTAGTCCTGTTGCATAATAATAAAAATCAGTTTGAGTTAAGTGCATTGGTTCAACGCCATTTTCAGGTAATTTATTAGTAACCCAAGACCTAGTACCATCTTTCTTAACTCTACCTTTTCTTGGGAACTTACATTTGTCCTCAATGATGATCTTGCCTTTTAAGTCTGCATAACCATGTACCGGTATATTGATGCCTTCAAATATCTTAAAACATTCGATCTCAGGCTTACATTCGTCATAACCAGGTATTGTCTTATGAGCTTCATGACCATTGATAATCATTTTCTCAATGATTGTTTTAAAATAATCAAAGGCTTCCCTTTCCTTTTCATGAACAAAGGTGCTATTAATTTTCTGTTCTATTGGTGTAAACATTGTATTCCTCCAAGAATTGTTTGTAATCTTTTTTAAAGAAATTCATAATCTCTAATATCTTAAAGACATCAGTTTTATTAATTCCCTTTTCGTATTTTTGAATTTGTTGAAACGATACGTTAATTGCTTTGGCAACATCTGATTGAGTAAAGCCTTGACCAATCCTTTCTAGCTTTAAACCTCTACCTAACCTTTGATAAAAATTATTTTCTCTTTCTTGAAATAATTGTTTTTCCATTTCATTTCCTTTCATTTGAGACAAAGATAGCCTTAACCCTATTTACAACTATAATGTGTAACAACAATCTAACTAGCTACAAATTGTTGTTTTTGCTTAAGCTCATCAATCTTTTCAGCAATTTTAGGAAGTTTATTTTTATAAGAATGTAACATCCTTTTGTGTTTATACATTCTCTCTAACATCCTTTGTTGCTTCGATTCCAGATCCTTGAGCATCTTTGGTTCTAGCATCATTGTCCATATCGTTGATTAATTTAATGTTTGACCGGATGAAACGCTTACCAACGATTTCTATTTTAGCGTTGTCATCTGGCATTTTTTGATTATGTGCTGCCTCTGTAGCTTTCTCAACAGTATCAGCTTCAAAAAATTCTGTAAACTTAGCCATAAGTTCAATCATAGTATCTTTTTGTACTTTAGCCATTGATCTCTATGTTTCTCCTATAGCCTTTAATTTTTTTTAATTCATTACGTTTTGCCAATCTATTGACTAAAACAGTAATGGAGTTCTTACTCTTATAATTCAACGCATCAGCCATTTCCTGATAAGTTGGATAATATTTGTTCTTTTTGACATACTTTTTAATAAAATTCAATAGCTTAAGCATTACAGGGGTCATTGGTATATTATTCATTCTCTGCCTCTCTAATCTTCATTTTTCTATTTAATTCATTGTAACCATTAACATCATCATAAGAATCTTTTTTATAATTCTTATTGGTAATGGTTCTCCAAAGTTTTAAATTAATCATAAATATTCCAAATATATTTAATGGAACTTTAACCTTATAACCATTAAATGCAGTTAAAATGCTTTCTAATATGCCTTTCATTGCATAGCTTGTATTGTCAAAACTACCATATTGAGATTGTTTTTCATTAAGTAGCTGCTCTAGTTCTTTCGTTAATTTATTAATGTGACTTACGTTATCCGACATAATTTCCTTCCTTGTCCTTACAATAGTAGTAAAAAACAGCTTCATCCTTGTAAAGAACCTGACTATTATTTTCATCTACTTTAATCATTGACTTAAATATGTTTTCACAATTTCTTAGTGGATCAGTTACAAAAAGGGAGTTTTTAAAAACTGACCCACTAACAAGACAAATTAATATTGTCACCTTCATTAGAAGGGTAATTTGTCCTTTTTAACTCCTGGTTCATTCATATAACCTGAGATATTTGGTTTATCTGATTTATCATTTAACCAAGCTACGATTGCTTTCTTAGCTCCAATCTCAGACCAAGTAATATCACCTGTAAACTTACCATCATCATTCTTAAACATAACGCCTACTTGAGCAAATATTTTTATGAATTTTTTATTTCCATCCTTTGAAGTACCTTTTACTCCTAAGATAGTTCCCTTGTAGCCATTTGATAACTTTGCATTTCCTGAAAAGTCAATCTTAATTGCTCTTTCATCATTTCCATCATAGGGAAACAATACAAAGTCTTTTTCTTTACCAGTTTGATTTGACATTTTGTCCTCCATTTTCTTTTATGTTTTTTTGTTTATTTTCAAATGACTTTTTTATTTGGTCATTTTCTTGCTCCCAATCAGAATAAAGTTTATTCAACTTTGTTTCAGTAGTTTGTTGATTGATCTTATCCTTAATTGAAACTTTTGCTTGGCTTTGTCCTTGACTTAACAAAGCTACAGTTAGCTCATCTGCACTAGCATATTCAGATCCTGCTAATCCAAATGCAGCTATGCAACGACCAAGACTTGATGTTGCAGCGTTCTCTAATGCACTTGTTTTATTAATGAATGATGAGTTTCTCATTTCCTCACTATGACCCACAGCATAAAGTTGATCTGCAATGTAAAGGCTAGTTTTTACAACTACCCTGTTGTCATCATGAAATATGATTTCTTCATCAATTCTAGATTCAGGAAAGTATTTTTTTAAGTGTCTATGTCTTTCTGCAACTGTTGAATATTGCTTTCCTTTAATGTTTACTGTTGGGACTTTACTAAGATTTGCAATGCAATCCTTATATCTGTCCTTAAATGAACCCTTATCTGTTTCTTCCTTAATTAAGGGTTTCGATTTCTTCGTTTCTGTCATTTGTTTCCTTTTCTTCTATTGGTTTGTTTTCTAATTCAGCGATCTTGTTCTTAAGTTTCTTATTTTCAAATTTAAGATTATTTATTTCTAATCTTAACTTACCATTTAAAGTTTGATGCGAATCATTAATTCTTCTAGCGTTATCTAAATCCCTCTTTAAATGTTCTAATTGCATTTTCATTGGATTGTATGCTTGATCTACCATTATTTTTTTCCTCTCATTACTTCTTGAATAGTTAATTTATGTACGATTAAATCTTGAAGTGCTTGACCTACATAAGCACCACATATCATTCTTGAGTTAGCAGGTAGTTGTTTCCTTTCAGCAGCAGTTAATACACAATAATCATTAAACCATTGATCTGTAGGTTTATTTAATTGTGAAGGGGATAAATGCGTAGCTGTGAAACAACCACCTTCTTCCTTAGTTAACCATTCCTTTCCTATTTTTATTAACATTGATTTGCTTTTAATGATTTATACAAAATTTGTCAATAGTCTATACAAAATAATTTGCATATTGTTTATTAATGGGTATAAGTATTTAAATGCTAAAATTATTAGATTTATTTAGTGGGATCGGTGGGTTCTCTTTAGGAATGGAAGCTACTAATCGAATCAAAACTATTGCATTTGTAGAAAAGGATAAATTCTGTCA